AAAAAAACGTTGACATTTATTTTATTCTATGCTATAAATATAATTGCTGATGTCGTTGACGGAAGTAGAATAGACATACTGGACGAGGGTGCGATACCCTCCGCCTCCACCAGGAATACTAGCAAGTGGCTATTGAGTGTTAAGGGTAACACTCTTTAATAAAAAACCCAAGAGACGAGTAGCGTAATGCGTCAGTAATGGCTAGTATTTCTGCTGGGGGCGAAATAGGATCGACAGGTGTAATAAAGACTATCTTGAGACTGAAGCAAACTCGTAAATGCAAACGATAACAATGCATATGGTGCTTACGCTCTAGCAGCCTGAGTCACATGAGCTTCGTGGGTTGTGCTTGGAAACAGAAACAGCCCACACTATACACAAACAAACAAATAGAGGAACACACATATGACAAAGACACCTTATGAATTGAGATTTGATCTTTTAAATTTTGCACAGAGCACACTCACAGGCGAATACTATGCGGCTCTTGAACAATTTAGAATCCTTCAAGACAATCTTTCAAAAACTTCTGAAGGGGGTACTTTAACTCTTCCTTCCTATCCTACTGTAGAACAAATTTTTGAACTAGCTAATAAGTATAAAGACTTCATTGATCAGAAAAATTAATAAAGGGTTTGGAGGAAGCTAAAACTTCCTCCATTTATGTGCATGAAAATTAATAACATAAAAACATCTTCTGATTTTGTAAAAGAAATTGAAAGAATTGTGGTTAATAAGAAGATAGAATTTTTTGAAGCCGTGCTTTTATATTGTGAAGAGAATAATATAGAGGTAGAGACAGCAGCTTCATTGGTCAAACAAAATGTAGTCTTAAAAGCTAAGATACAATATGAAGCTGAGAACCTAAATTTAATTAAGAGATCCTCAAGACTTCCCATTTAAATATTATGTCACCTTTTGAAGCTTTTAAATTATACACTGCTCTCAAAAATCATTTCACAATTGAATCCTACGATTATATCAAATATAATGGTAAGGTGAAAGTAAATGAAATATCTTTTGAGACCAGAAAAGACAAATACATGTTTTACAAATTATCAAAACATGAAGATCCAAAAACATTTTTGATTGCTAACTTTTCTGAAACACCGAAGATATGGGTTGGAGACATGTTTAGTGTTTCCAACCAACTGAGATATAATGAATACCTAAGACGCAAACAAACATTGACCTATATGTTTGAAAGTGAAATTGATAATCTCCTAGAGAACTTTGATAAGAACTTTGAGGTTCCCAATGATGGAGGTTATCCATACCTACTGAATCTGCTTGTTCGTAAAAAAATTTCTAAGGAAACCTTTATTATTATTCAAGACTGTGTGCGTTTCTTTAAGAAATGGAACGAGCAGATTTCAGACCCCGTTCTATGGCCACAAATTGCCATGAACTGTAAGAAATTATACCCATTTATGGAGTATGATAAAAACAAATATTGTCAAATAATGCAAAATAAATTTTCAGAAGAAAAACCATGAAAACAATAATTGAAGTCGGAATGAATGATGGAAGAGATACCGTACAACTTCTTAATAGAGGTGATGTGATCATCTATGGATTTGAACCAACGAATGAATTATTAGTTAATCTATATGAGAAATTTAAAAATGAAAACAGAGTTAAAATAATACCTCTTGCTGTTGATATAGAAAATAAATTTACAACATTTAATATTGCAGGCTGGCAAGATTGGGGATGTTCATCATTGAATGATTTTTCTGATGGTATAAGTGATCGTTTTGGTCCAGGTGGATTTAATATTCACTTTACAAAACAACAACCAGTCATGACAATACGGTTAGATGATTTTTGCAAGCTCTACGGTATAAAAGAAATTGACTTCCTTTGGATAGACGCACAAGGTAGTGATTTTAATGTTTTAAAAAGTTTGGGTTCTTATATTGACAATGTCAAACAAGGAAAAGTTGAAGTTTCATACAATGTTGAATTATACCAAAAGGTTGATAACACATTTGAATCTGTGAGTAAATGGTTGACAGAAAAAGGGTTCACCTTCACAATAGAATATGATGACGAGAAGTATAAAAATGAAGCAAATTTATTTTTCACTAGAAAATGAACATATATAAAATATCAGCATATTCATGTTGATATTTTTATACATCGATTATACAATTAACATATCGTAACACAACGGAGAATATTATGACTACTAATTTCGAAGCACTCAAACAAAATCGTAAGTCAAACTTTGACAAACTCACCTCAGAGCTCAACAAGCTCAATACTACAGTTCCCCAAGAAGGCTCAAACAACGACGATCGCTTCTGGAAACCAGATGTCGACAAAGCCGGAAACGGTTATGCGATCATTCGTTTTCTTCCCGCCCCAGCTGGTGAAGACATGCCGTTCGTTCGCATTTGGGATCACGGGTTCCAAGGTCCTGGTGGTTGGTATATCGAAAAGAGTTTGACTACATTCAATAAGCCAGATCCAGTATCTGAGATGAACTCAAAGCTCTGGAACTCTGGTATTGAATCAAACAAAGAAATTGTTCGCAAGCAGAAGCGTCGCCTTTCTTACTTCTCAAACATTCTTGTTGTCAAGGATCCTACTCGTCCTGAAAACGAAGGTAAGGTATTCTTGTTTAAGTATGGCAAGAAGATCTTTGATAAGATTAATGAGGCAATGCATCCACAGTTTGCTGATGAGAAGGCAGTTAATCCATTTGACTTCTGGGATGGGGCTAACTTTAAATTGAAGATTCGTCAGGTTGAAGGTTATCGCAACTATGACAAATCTGAATTTGATTCAGTATCAGCTATCTCAAATGATGATGATGAGATTAAGAAGATCTGGAGCAAGCAACATTCTCTTCAAGAACTTCTTGATGCAAAACACTTCAAGTCTTATGAAGAATTGAAAATGCGTCTTGAAAAGGCTCTTGGAACTCTCACAGATTCACCTTCACAACAACAACAACAGAATCGTGGTCCATCTCTTGATGACGATAATGATGTTGCTTTCCCAACACCTCAGAAGGCTGCTCCTGCAAAGGAAACACCTAAAGCCTCTGCTCCTTGGGATGATGATGAAGATGAAGATTTGAGCTTCTTTAAGAAGTTGGCCTCTTCAGAATAATATATCAATATTAAGGTACACCAGCCCCATATAAATCTCCATACAAGGCTCTGTCTATATGGGATTGTTGTGGGGCTGTTGCTACTGCACCAGAGGTTCTTGATGGTGATGGTGCAGGTCCTGGTTCTCTTGCTGCCGATCCTCCACCACCTGTTGGTACAGGAACAACAATAGGTTGTTGTGTTGCTGCTGTTGCGGCTTGTTGGTTAGATCTTGCTGCCATCTCCATTCCAGATGTACTTGGAACAGTATTTACGTCAGGTGGAGGAGCCCCAACACTAGTTATATTACCCATTGCATCGTAGGTAGTTTCTTCACCACGTAGACGTCTTTCGTTTTCTGCGTCTTGGTCTCTTTTAATCTTATCAATCATTTTTTCAGCATCGGCGATCTTGCCTTCTTTGACCAGATCTTGAACAGCCATGTAATCACCTTTTGCCATTTCAATTTTATTACCATCTTTATGAACCACGTATGTATCAGCTCCAAACAATCCTCCTGAAATACGTTCACCCATAAAATCAGTAAGTTTTCTTGTTGTGCCAGTCGTTGCACCAGCAGGACCGATACCAGAAGCTAAACCTTTTTGTTCTTCTGTAACAGATCTTGTACCCGTAAATGCACCTGACGTGGCTCCTTTTTCAGTAAGTAGAGTGCCAGCAGTAGTGCTACCAAATGCTGATTTTTGTTCAACTATACCCTTTTGTAAATCAGTTTTAGCACCAGTCATGTCGGATGATTTAGTTAAACTTTGTGAAGATTGAAGTTGTGTCTCTCCGCCATCATTTATTCCACCCTTGGTAACACCTACAGCAGACTTAAGATAGTCCATCACCTCACTGGTGATCTCACTCATTCTTTCACCAGCTAGAGGATCTTTTTCTGGTAATACACCATAGGCTTGTTCATATACGTCTCTAGCCAGTAGACCAGCATCTGTTGCAACTGATAC